CAGTTCAGACAGCAAATTGAAAACGCTCTTAGGTTTGGAAAACCAGTTGTCGTATCTGAGTACAACCTCCAAGGAACGAGTGCGGAGGCAAAAAGATTTGGCGACATTGCTTGTTCTTATGCAGGAGTTGTCGGAACGGGAAATGGAAGAGGATCGTCTTCCTGCGAAACTTTAAATTGGCAGAAAAGAAAAAAGAAAAAATGGTATCAGGAGAACGAAAAAGAGTTGATCGTTACTGGCATAGGAATTGCCACCCTCTTCGCCGTGTTAAACAGAAAGCCGACATTCCAATTACAAGCAAATGACAACGGTTACGAGTTGGGATTACAGTCTGATGGGTATAATTTAAGATATTCAGAAGAAAAAATAATGGCTACATATAGGATAGAATTCTAATGGCAACAATTACATTAAGAGATACAAAAGGTAGTCCATTGTCGTTTGCAGAAATGGATAGCAACCTTACTAATCTCAACAACGATAAACTAGAAATAATTAACAATCTTAATGTTGCCAGTGCTATGGATGTTGCTACTGATTTCATTGCAATGTACGATGCAAGCACAGGAGAAAACCGTAAAATCCTTGCAGGATCAACAACGTTTGCAAATAGAACTTTAATTATTAAAGTTATTGCAGATACATTACCAACTTATGTTGGCGATGGAATTACCCGCATTGTTCTTCCGTCTAATTTCGATGGATTAAAACTTAGAGAAATTGGGGGACACGTTTATGCGGCAGGAGTTGGCTCTACAACTAATGTACAGATACATAATCAAAGCAAAGGTGTTGATATGTTAAGTACATTACTTACTATAGATGCCGGAGAAAATGATTCTAGCACTGCCGCTACGCCTGCTGTTATTAATGGCTCTGCTAATACTGTAAATACCGCAAATGTTATTAGATTCGATATAGATCAGATTGGATCAACAACCGCGGCAAATGGACTAGAACTAAGGCTTGGGTTTGGGATTTGAACGGATTTAAAGGTTACCCTCCTGCTGTTCAAGTACTTACTCCTGTTCCAGATATATTTGTTTCTGTAAATGCAGATCAAAAAGAAATAAGAAACAACATTAAACACAATGTTTCTTTAGGATTAAATCAAGTTACTCCACATGAGACTCAGTGGAACAAAGAAATTTGTCTAGTAACTGGAGGCCCATCTTTAAAAGATACATTTGATATTATAAAGAAAAGAAAAGAGAATGGAGTTCCAATAGTTACAGTCAATGGAACTTATAAGTATTGTATTGAAAGAGGCATTAATCCTTCTGCATTTATAATGTTAGATAGCAGAGAGTTTAATCACAGATTTGCTGATCCAGTTATTGATGGATGCAAATATCTTGTAGCATCTCAATGTCATCCAAAAATCTTTGACAAACTAATTGATAAAGACATTTGGATATGGCATTGCGATACTCAAGAAGAAAACATTGACATTCTTCGTGATCAATACGGAAAAGAATATGTAGATTTTTTTCCTATCATGGGAGGCTCTACGGTTACTCTTAGAGCGTTACACTTGCTAAGAATATTAGGTTTTCATAAATTTGAAATTTTTGGATTTGATAGTTGCATTATGGGACATCATCATGCATATGATCAGCCTGAAAACGACAAAGAACAAGAGATAGATTTAGTTGTAGGTGGGAAGCAATTTAGATGTACTGTAGCCCATTATCATCAAGCAAAAGAGTTTGTTCAGTTAGTTGGTGCTACTGGATCAAACTATGACCTTATAGTTCATGGTGATGGACTTATATCACACATTATTAAGAATCCAGAATCGTTAAAGGAGGCGGCTTAAATGGCGGCTACAGCATGGAGTTTTTACAATAGTTTCAGAGAGTATTTGGGCAACGCACAGTTTGACCTAGACGGTACTGGAACAGGGTTTTACATGGCTCTTCATACAAGCGCGGCTAGTGCTAATGTTAATAACGTAGCATTATCCACACAAGCCTCTCTTGCAAATGAAGTGGCTAATGGAAATGGTTACGCTACAGGCGGCAAGTCTGTTACTGCTCGTACTTGGGCTTCTGCCGCTACGAACAAATTTAGGTTTGATTCTACCGCTTGCGTGTGGACTGCTACTGGCGGAGATGTTAACAACGTTAAGTACGCTGTTATTTATCAGGCAGGCGGAAAATTGGTATGTTTCTCAAGGCTTACCACTTCTCAGTTTAACCTAACCCAGAACAATACACTTACCGTTACGCCAAGTGCTAATGGTATTTTTGAACTTACTTAGGAGGGATTATGTCACTAGAAACAGCCGCGTGGGTAACGCAATTAAATAGTTCAAATCCAACAGCGACGGACCCCGTTAGTGAAGGCGACGATCATCTCCGAATGGTGAAAACAGTTTTAAAAAATAGTTTTCCTTCTTCATCAACTGCCGCGATTGTTCCTAATGTATCAGGTCAGTCAGGCAAATATTTAACCACAGATGGCACAGATACTTCTTGGGGAACCGTTAGTGCGGCAAGTCCCGGTTTTGCAGTTGCCATGGCTATTGCTTTATAGGGGACTAAAATGGCACAGGATTTTGAACGAGCATGTGCGTCAGCAGTAGGTACATCCGAAACAGATTTAGTAACAAGCAATTCTGACGATGCTCTCATCGGAATTCGTGTAACTAATATTTTGACTTCTGCTGTTACATGCGATTGCTACATTGACAAAACGGGATCAGGAACAGACTACCATATCTGCAAAAGTTTGGCTATTCCTCCAAGTTCTTCAGTAGAACTTATACAGGGTGGTGCAAAGATTGTTATGCAGACTACAGATGTTCTTAAAATTAAATCAAATACAGGCTCATCTCTCGATGTGTGGGTTTCGTATGTAGATAGCATTTCTACGTAGGAGGAAATATGGCTGAAGAAGTTAATGGTTCTCTATATCTAGGACAAGAGCCCGCAAAGGATGGGTTTTTTATTCATCAGGCCACTGTTGATGGGAACCATACCATTGAATCAGCCGTGCTTGCAGGGCCAGTTACTCTGACAGGAACCGTCACTGTAACTGGTACATTGGTGGTTGTATGAGTACCATAAATGTAAATACTCTTTCGCCGGAATCTGGCAATCAAACCGTTATTGAAGCATATGGTGAAGAAGTAAATGTCATTGGCGCTACAGGTGGTGGAACACAAGACATTAACCTTGCTAGTGGAAATGTAGTCACGGCAACGGTAAACACAAGTGCCAACACCTTCACGTTTAGCAATCCCCCGGCATCCGGTAAGTGCGGATCGTTTACCATTATCTTAACTAACGGTGGATCACAGACTGTGAACTGGCCCGGAGCAGTGGATTGGGCCGGAGGTTCTGCGCCAACTCTTACTACAGCAGGAATTGATGTCCTTACGTTTACCACTGTTGACGGTGGCACGATCTGGTACGGATTCCTCGCTGGCGCGGATATGAAGTAGATGCCATTAGGAGCCAACAAAGTAGCCCTGTTTGGCGTAGCGGGAGCGGTAACGGATACGGCAATCCTGTTGTCTACCGTAACCACATCGGGTGCGGCAAGTATTGAGTTTACCAGTGGTATTACTGATGCCTACAAGCAGTATGTCTTTTCACTGTATACCGTAGCGCCGATAACAAACGCTGAATCACTTCAGATGATAACCTCAACTGACGGTGGTTCGTCTTATGGTGTGACAACAACTAGCACATATTTTTATGCCCAACAACACATCATCTGGGACACAGGAGCGACATTAGCCTATGACACATCCCGTGATCTAGCGCAGTCAACATCACCACAAATACTAGGAGGGGCGCTGGCTAATTCAACCCAATCTGCTGGTGGTAACAATGTTCCAGGCGCAAACCTTGTCGGAGAGTTAATACTGTACAACCCCGCAAGCACAACTTATGTGAAGCATTTCACTTCTAGATTTAGTTGGAATCTTTACTTAGCCGCCGCTTACGAGACTTACCCCGCTGGGTATATCAATACAACTTCTGCGATCAACGCAATAAAATTTTACATCACTAGTGGAAACATAGCAGGAACCATCAAGATGTGGGGTATCAAATGAGCGACTGGAAACTACTCAATACCTCCACAGCATCTGGCGCAAG